CAGTGACGGTTGCGTTATCGACAAGCAGGTTGACGCCAGAGCGGCCGTTGTACGAGAACTCTCCGCCCTCAATGCGGAGATTTGTGGCATAGGGTGACGTTGTGACCCCGTGACCAGCCACACGAAGCGCGGCGCAGTTCGTCAGGGTTACATCGGGGCAGCGCAATTGGAACCCACTCGCTCCTCCGCCCTCCGCAACAACATTGTCGAAACGCACCCGTATGCCTGACTCGTGTGTGTCCCAATGGGCATTGGGGGGATCATCTGTGCGATCCGCCGTCTGAATCGAGCGGCTATCCGCAATCGTGCAATCTCGTGGACCGCCGAAATAGGTAGGACCGGACATAGTGCGGGCAAGTGTCGTGATCGCGTGCCTCGTGTTCCGCGCGAGGTAGTCCGACACCACGACATGCGCACTCGCGCCAGCAAGCGCCACGCCATAGCCCAGATAGGGCTTGTCTGTTTGCGACAACCATCCGGGCTCGATGCGGTCAATCGTCAACCCGCGGACGTGGCTATCCACGGTGTCCCATAGCAACACTCCACCGCCCGCGTCGCGCAGCGTGACATCAATCACACGGA